ACAAAAGACACTGCTGATGTCTGCCACAACTGTTTGAATCAGTTTTTGATTTAAAAACTACTTCTTCTCAACACCATTAACAAATGCTTTGGTGAATTTCTCTACGTTGTTTTGAAATTCCTTTACATTGCTAAGGATGGCTTCAGGTTTGAAAGATTCTTGCACTTTGGCATTGAATTTCTTCATACCTTCCATCAACACTTGAGTATTCTCTGCATAAGATTGACCATTGGTCACGAACTCATTGAATTTTTGAGCAGTGGCAATGATGTCTTCAGCGGCAATGGTAGGGGCTTTGAATTCGGCCACCACTTGATCGCCTTCTTTTCTTAGGCTGTATTCATACTCTTGTTGTTTCATTGTGTAGTTGAACTCGGCGATATTTTTCGCAAGTCCTAATAGGTCGGCACGGATTTCGTAGCCGTTTCTTGTTGTGTTAGACATGTTGTTCTCCTTTTGTTTGTGTGTTTGTGTGTCTATTGCCATATCCACTTGATAAAGCATATCAGTAATATAGCAGTGTTATTTATCAAAGTCAACAGAAAAAATGTGCGGTTGCAGCATAAAATTCTACCAAAATCACTTTGTATATAAATAACAGCACATAATGAATAGAATATTTGTGGTATTATTGTTGGTGGGTATCAGTGGTTGTGCAGGCATGCTGCCCAGCTTCTGGGACGACAACCAATCCCGAGTGATCATAGATGTGCGTCAAACTGTGCGACACATCAACTGTGCGGAACCACACCTGCCACAGGTGCAAAAAATACAGCATCAGCTGGAATGGTTTCAATTGTACAGTGAAAGCAAAGGTTATTTGCAAAAAGACGTGCTGCTGTTGATCCAACCCATGCAGGACACTGTGGCAGACTTTGTCACTCGCAGCCGTGGCACACAAGGCACCAAGGCCTATTGTGAAACCAAAAAACAACTGCTGGACACTCAGAGCCGCATGGCAGCTCAGGCAGTGTTGGCTAGATTTTAAATATGGAACACATTGAAAAACTGAAAGAACTCACTGGTTGTGGACATGCTTGGGCTGAGCAACGTGCCCGCACTGCCTTACAATTGGTGGAGTATCGTGAAAAAGCAGAGATCTCCGAGTCAGAGTATCAAGAACTGATGCAGGATCTCATACGCACAGATCAGTTGGATGCAGAAGCCACAGAGATGGAAGTCAAAGCAGCCTTGGTGACCTGTGTGAGCATATTGGCTCGACTGACTTAAAACACCATATAATTCGCGGTGTATTACCGCTTGACACACCCCATCTAGCGTGTTACAATTAAACATATACTGTTTTTGATAGGTTTTGACGGTAAATACCTTGAAAGCTCTTTATGAAAAAACAGACTAGATCCATTCTGCAGGAATTGAACCACATGTACAGGTCCAAAGACCTGGATCACATAGTGGAAGCCAAAGGCAGCAACATCATTGAGAGCGCTATCAATTTTTTCCAAATGATCAATGAAAAATACGATCCCGAAACTGCTCAAGAGTTGGAACGCAGATTCATCAACTCCATCAAAAATGGCGACAGCAAGAAATTCAAAATGGGAGTGAAGAAGATCCAAGAAGGTGAGAGTGACTAATGATGCTCAAAGAAGGTGGCAACATTTTCAAAGGCTCTCAAGGTGAGTTGCTCACAGGCAGAATCAATCAAGCAGATGTGTCTCCCACAGTGAAATGGTTGGAAGGCATCACAGGACTGCCATTGCAGGATGGCATGTTGGGCACCACAGGCAAGGCTCCCACCAGCGGTGACCTGGATCTCAGTGTGGATGAAAACAAAATCAGCAAAGACGAATTGGTGGCAAAGTTGTCTCAGTGGGCACAATCAAAAAAACAAGATCCCAAACAGTGGGTGCGCAAGAGTGGCATCTCTGTGCATTTCAAAACTCCCATTGCAGGTGATGAGAAAAAAGGTTTTGTGCAGACAGATTTTATGTTTGGAGAACCCACATGGCAAAAGTTCAGTCTACAGGGTGGCTTGACCGGCAGCGAATACAAAGGCATGGATCGTCACATACTGCTGGCCAGCATTGCCAAAGCATTGGGATATCGTTGGAGTCACAACTATGGATTGCTGAATCGTGAGAGCAATCAACCAGTGAGCAAGGATCCAGACAGAATTGCTCAACTGTTGTTGGGAGTGGATCACACAGCCAAAGATTTAACCAGTGTGGAAAGCATACATAAAATTATCAAGAACAGATCTGACTATGAAAAATTGGTGGCGGATGCTGTGGAGTCATTTGGTCGAGCTGGCAAGAAGTTGCCAGAGCACACAGTGGAAGGCAGCAATGTGTGGTTTAGAAACATGATGAATGTGGTGGGCAGATGAAATTAGTGGAATTCAAAACAGTCACAGGACGTTGCGACATATTGCTGGAAGATGCCAGGATACATCACTTGGAAGATTTTGTGCTGTGGGACGGCAGTCAAGGAGCTCGTGAAGCAGTCACAGCACTCAGCAACATCAATAAAAATTTAAAAAGTGTCACAATCAAATGGGATGGTGCAGTAGGAGTGATCTTTGGAAGAAATCCCAATGGCGAATTCATATTCACAGACAAAGCAGGATTTGTGGCCAAAGGCTATGATGGCAGAGTGACCAACGCAGATGACTTGGGTGCCATGATACAAAATCGTGCCAAAGATGTGAGCAAGGCAGAGGATTATAAAATTTTTGCTGACAAGATGAAATCAGTGTTTCCTGTGGTGCAGGCAGCCACTCCGGAAGATTTGGAGGGTTACTACAAAGCGGACATTTTGTATTTTAGTCAGCCTCAATTGCAAAACAATGTGTACAAATTCAAACCCAATGTGGTCACATACAGTGTGAAGGCAAACAGTGTGTTGGGCAAAAAGATTGCTCGCAGTGAAGTGGGCATTGTGATTCACAACAAGATCAATGAGCAAGGAGTTGCACAAAGCATGCCAGAAGATTTGGGATTCCGAGGCAGCAAACTATTGGTGGTGCCACCTGTGACTGTGAGTGAACCTGTCACGGTGGATGACGCAGCATTGGATCAAGTGAAAGCTCTGCTGAGTCAGCACAGCCAAGACATTGATTCTGTGTTGGATCGCAACAAACTGAGTGTGATGAAAGTGTCAGACTTTGCACAAATTTTATACACCTATGTGAACAACAAAGTGTTGAAAGGTGAAAGTGATTTGGGCCGAGACTTTGTGAAATGGCTCACCATGACCAGTGCAGTGAGTCGCAACAAGCAGGGCAAGATAGTGGATTATGTCAAACAAGAGGTCAAAGGATTCAATGCCTTGTGGAAGGTGTTTGTGGGCATACAAATGGCCAAAGACGCAGTGATCCGTCAACTGGACAGTCAACAATCAGATGTCACTGCCAGCATGAACGATCAACCAGGTGGTGAAGGCTATGTGGTGCAAACTGCCAAAGGTCCCATCAAGCTGGTCAACCGTGCAGGCTTCAGCAAACAGAATTTTCAACTAAATAGATAGTATGGTAAAAGCAACAGATTTCATGCCCAAGAAGATCAACATCATGGATCCAGCAGATGATCCCGATGCAGGGTTGGACAAAGAATTCAAACAGGACACCATGTTCAATCAGTTGGGCAAAGTGTTGGACAGTCAGGGCAATCCCAATCCCATCACACACGTGACCACAGATGATGGTGAAAAACACCCCATCACTGCACAGCAGGCAAAGGCACTGAGAGCATTGGCCACTGCAGAAAATGTCAAACCAGCCACAAAATTACAATTTACCAAAGACATTCAAACAGGTGTGGGCATTAAAAAGTTTTTGTCACAGCCTGACACCAAGAATTATGTGAGCACTTTTGTGGACACCTACATGAAGGGTCAAACTGTGTACACGCCCACCACCAAGTACTAAAACACCCCAAAAATTAACACTGTAGAGAATTTTGGCATCAGATGCCATAAATAATCACAACCAGTCCACTGAGCGTGGATTTGGCCATTAACGATAAAAAGGAGAACAACAATGGCTACAGTAACAAATACAAACCAACCCGTGATCAAAGTAGGTAACGGTATTGGTGGAAGAACTACAATCATAAACGTTGCAAAAAGCAACATGACCAACACAGAAGTAAACACCATCCTAACGGATATTGCTTTTGATGGTTTTACCATCGCTGGGGTATCATGCTTGACAGAAAGCGGCGTGTTCACATCAGGCACAACTGACGATATCCAAGTGGCAGTTCAAGGCACAGCAACTTACGCTGTAGAGCCTTCAAATGCTCACGGTGTAACAGGTGCAGTGACTACAGTATTAGCAATCTATGCATAATACAACTAGCTCCAAGTGATTGGATCTACACATTAAGGGCGTTCAGGAAACTGGACGCCCTTTTTTAACGACTGTTAAATACCCACAACATGTACCAAGTATATTCACTCATAGACATCACCAAAACTGATCAGCATCGCCACAAGAGCAATGATCGCTGTGCTGTGGATCAACAAAGCAACTACAATGTGTTTGAACAGTGCCTCATGCTGAGAAGCAACGTGAACATACACAGTCGTCCAGTGACTCTGCACAAGGATGTGAAAGAGTTTGCTTTTGGCAGCAGATATCAAGGTCAGCATCAGATTTGGTTCATGGAGTTTGACACAGATCAACCAGACTATGTCACGGTGCAACAACTGCAGGAAGACTTCCACATGGTGCCCATGATCTCCAATCTCAAAGAGAGCATCAACATCAACAACAATATTTTTATCACTCAAGATCCTCAGAACACAAACATAGTGTTTTATAAAAACAGCACACTTAAAACCACAGACTAGCAGATAAATATCTGTATGAGCGAACTGGAGAGAGAAAATTTAGAAGCACACGTGGATCTTTGCGCCGAGCGTTACAAGGCATTGGAAGCACGTCTTTCAGCCATTGAAGAAAAAGTGGCTGGATTACATTCAGAAATGCTCAAGGGCAATTCAGGCATGACCAAA